GGTAGTCGACGAAGTTGGGCAACGTCGCATCGATCGCCGTGAGCGCCGTGCCTGTCGACGCTTCGAGATAGGCTTGCAGGTTGTCGATCAGCCTGAGCCCGAACTGCGCACCGAATTTCGTGGTCGTGAATGCCATTGCCTATCCTCGTCTGCTGCTGATCCCGCGACGTGCGATCCCTGCGCGAGTGCCCTCGAATCGCGACTGCGTGCGCAGCAATCGCTTGCTCATCCTCGTCCGATTCTTCCACTTGAAGCCGGCCGCCAAGCCGAACTCACCGCTCATATCTGCCATATAGGCCGCCATTAGCTCGTAGTCATTCTTCTTCAGGTTGATGATCGGCCGCGCGGGCAATCTCGTCTTATAGCTCACCCCCGCATAGCTGAATGACGTCGTGCCTGTCTGATGGAACTTGGCATAGTGCACGCGGGTCCCCATCGAGAGTGACAACGGGCTCGACTCGTTGATCGAATCGCCAGTCTCGCTGACCAGCGATTCCGCCAAGCGCCCCGATAAGATCAGGATCGGCCGGCCCGGTGCGACACGTTCCTTCCAGCGTTTATAGCCCTTGCTCAGATTGGCCCATTTGCGTCCACCTCGCGATCCCTGCGAAGTGAACTGACCAACCATGATCTCTCGGAACACCCGACGGATAGATGGCCAAGTGGGCGAGTAGTCCTGTATCGAATCAGCGAGCTGATCAAACGCATTCAGCAGGCCCGGATACCCTCGCAGCTCTGAACGAAATTCAATCACGCGAACATCGCCCTCCCGCGCGCATAGCCGTCCGCGATCATCTGCGCCCGTGGTGTCATCGCCGAGTTGATGACCACGTTGCCGTCGATCGCCACTGCCCGCGCGAATGCCTGATCCTTCGAGCGGAACATCAGCGCGATCATCTCAAGCACCGCCTCTTGCACGTCCGCCGGTGTCGCGTCCCATCCCCACTTCGCCGTGACACCCACCCGGATCCCGTCCGGCCATCCGGTATAGTCAATCTGCTCTGAGAACTCGGCGAAGAAGTAATCGCGCCGCTCTTGCAATGCGCGCACCCGGCTGCCCGAATCTCCGTACGTCCGGACCAACTGGAACTCTTGGCCGTTGTACGTCCGCGCGCGTTGATACGGGTTGACGACCGTGTAGCCGAGCGTCTGGAAGCCCGTCGGCATCACGGCCGTGGGATCGTAGCTCGACAGGTGCGGATCAATTGACAGGAAGTCCGTCCCATCGCCCCAGAAGTAGCGCTCTGTCGCGGCTTGGTTGGGATCACCCGCCAGGAAGTACTCGTCCGGCAGGGAACAGGCAGCGTCAAAGATCCGCGATGCGCGCTCGATCAGATCCGTCAAGAGCGGCTCGTCGGCCGTCTGCGACTGGTAGGTATAAGCCCGCGCCTGCGCCAAGGTGACATATGTCCCCGATGGTGCCGGTGGTGTGCCCCCTCCGCCCCATTGTCCTGTTCCCCACAAAGGCATTGTTAGCCCTCCGTAATCAGCCAGTTGAGCCGCACGAGATCCGCCGCCGAGAGCGGCAGGTTGTCGTCCAGTTCGTCGATCCAGATAGGTTGACCTGGTAGATCGATCGAAGAGTCGAGCATTTCTTCTACCTGCCGCGTGAAGTCGGCAATGTGCTCTCCCTTGATGCGCATCTGATCGTCGACCGTCTCGCCGTACACCTCGAAGAGCTTCATCCGCAGCGCGTCGAGCTGCTTGATCTCAGCCTCGCCCGCCGTCGCGAGCTTCCCGATCCAGAACGCCTGCTTGAGCGTCAAGCCCTGCCCGGCATGTACTGTGCCGAGCTTCTGTAGTGCCTGCCACCCGTCTACCAGTTGCCTCATTGTGATCTGCATAAGCCTCCTACGATGTTGGTGCGGTCAGCGCGATGTAGTGGATGGTCACTCGCACCGCGCCCGCTGATGGTGTGTTGTCGGTCCCACCCGAGAGCGTGAGCCGGACTGCCGTGGCCGATGTCACGATCGGCCCTGCCGCGTCTGTCGAGATGCCGCCTTGCAGGTGACTGAGTCCGACGCCCGTTGTGCCCGCCGTAAATGCCGCGATGGATCCGAACCGGGCCGCCGTCGTCGCGTCGCCGATCTGCAATGCAGTACTGTCGATCCCTGTGATGCCCGTCGTCACCCGCACCGTAACGCCGAGGACCAGGCTATTCGCCGGGATCTGAATCGTGGTGTCAGTCGTGGCGCCCACGGTCGAGAGCGTAACGTTCTCAGTCAGTGTCCCGCGAATCTGCGTTCCACCGTGCGAGTCTGTAATCCTGGCATTGCTTTCGGTAGCATTGAGGAAGAACCGATAACGCTCATCAAAAGCACCACCCGACTCGCGTCGTATCTCAAGCGCACCAACTGTCGACCCGCCTGCTGCTGCGCCGTGATCGATCCGAATGCCTCGCCGTGTTTGCGATCCACTGGAATTGGTGCGGACCGTGACTTGTGCCTCGTTGCTCGGCGTCGCATTGAATGCGGCTGCGTAGGCAGTTCCGTTGGCGGTGCCGATGGTGAAGACTTCGCTGTTGTCGATCTGGAAGATTCTCGTACCACTGATTCCCGACGCATAGGACAGGCGCACCGCATCGTCAGACTTGCTGTAGAGCAGCTGATAGCCAATCGTGGTGTCGGTGTTCATCGCTCGGATGCCGGCATTGCCGCTGGCGTTTGCGTTGTACAGGTCAAGCTGATGCCCGATAGCGGTGGTGTTGTTCTGGAATCGATTGGCTGCCGAATCGGATTCCACGAGCAAGGCATATCGATTTGTCAGCGTGGCATTGGATCCGGCAACCGGCGCGCCCGTGATGGCCAATGTCGCCGCCGTGGTGATCGTTGTCGCGCTTGCAGCCGCATAGGTCGGCGCCGTGAAGATGTACTCGCGCTGCGTGGTGACTGCACCTGCCGCCCGTGTGCGCGTGACCGTGGCCCCGCTCGCATCCCCGCCGAAGACGATCCCCGGTGCTTCCGTCGATGCCGTCAGGCCCGTGTCCGTTGGCGTGATGAGTCTCAGGTAGGGAACCACGCCGCTTGCTGCCGCTGTGGCTGTCGACGTCAACCGGCCGTTGGCTTGGCTCAGAACACCTGCGCCAAACGCGCCGCCCGTGTTGATCTGGTAATCACCTGCTGACCCAGCCGCCGCACCAGTCGATGCGATCGTGATAGCCCCGTCGCCGTTGGTGATCGTGACGCCACTGCCGGCCGTCAACGTCGCCGCCGTCCAGACGCCTGTGGTGGCGTTGCGGATCAGCGTCGAGCCGGCCGCCACCGGTGCCGTCGCTGACACGTCGCAGAGCTCGCCCACGTCATAGCCGGTCTGTACATCCACGTAGATCACGCCGTCGGTCGCGTGCTCTTTGATGCAGTAGCCAATCCGAACGCGATGGTTGGGCTGCGTTGGGACGCTCAAGACGAGATCGCCCGCCGATGATGACGACAGGTAGATGGGCGCGCCTTCTGTGAGTCCGGTCGTGGTGAGCCCCAGGCATAGTCCGCTGGTGACGCAGAACGCCTTGGCCCCGCCACTGACCGTCTCAGCGATGATGCCAAGCGTCGTCTTGGTGGTGTTTGCGCTGTTGGCCTGTGCGTAGGCGACGGTCTTGTTGGCCCCGTCCGATCCTACGACGTAGACCACCTTGCCCTTGGCAAGCCCGTTGTTCGTCGAGCGCTTGACGTGCACAACCTCAGTCTGCCCGATGGGAAGCGTGACCGTCGACGTGAGCCCGATCTGAGCCGTGGCGAGATCGGTATTCCACTGCAAACGCAACGGTGCCGGCGTGGTTGTGACGCCCGTGAAGTCGATGGCCTTGAGCGCCCCGATGGCTGAGTCCGTGGCATTCCACGTGAGCGTGGATGCCGAGACCTCGCCCGCGCCAGATGACACCAACATCCGATCGGCCGTCAGAGCCGCGAGCTTACCGTAGTCGATCGCCGCACCCGTGGCCACATCCGCATTGACGATCGACCCTGTCAGCGCCAGCTTTGAGTAGGCGACCGCCGCCCCGCTGGCAACATCGGCATTGACGATCGAGTTGGTCAGGTTGAGCTTCGAGTAGGCAATCGCCGCTGACGAGTTGACCATCGCGTTGGTGATGGCGTTCGTCAGATCAATCTCACCCGCCGTGATGGCGCCAAAAGCGGACGATCCCGCGCCGGTCCCCTTGAGCACGGTGCCTGCCGATGGCGTGCTCACGCCTGAGCCGAGCTTCTGTTGCAGCGCCAGGATCGCATCGACCACCACCTCGTGGTGACGTGTGGTAACGACGTCGCTCACCGTCGAGCCTGAGTTGTGTGTCGCGGCCGTCGACCCATCGAAGCCCCGCACGCATCCGGTGAACGATGTCCCCGTCTTCCCTGTGTACGAGATCAGTTCATTGTCGACGGCAAAGCAGCCGGTATTGGCAAACAACGCCGTCGAGATGACGGCGACCGTCGTGGCGTTTGCCGTGAGCGCACCGTTCAGCGTCGTCTGCGCGTTGTTGGCCGCTTGGATCAGCTCAACAACGGTGTCGAGTGACGTGGGGTAATTGCTTGTACCGACTGCCATCCGTCGCCCTCCTACGCTTGCACGGCCTTGCCCTTGGGTGGCTTGGCCATCCGCTTGTTCCAGCGATCCGCCACGCCCTTCTCGTCCTCGTCTACCTCGACCGCACGGCCGGATTGAATCAGCTCGATCGCTACGCCCACCGGCGGATCGATCACATCACCAGGATTGCTTAATCCCCACGCCTTCAGCATTTTCACTCTCATATGCGCCTCGACAGTTCTCTGGCTTGCCGTTCTCGTTCCATTCGCCCACGTGCTGCTGGATGATCTGCCATTCGTTCGATGGCCACGTCACCATCAGTTGCAGGTGGCCGATCTTGACTTGGTTGGCCTGATAGGCCACGCATCCGGCTTCTTTGAACTTGCGCCAGAACGTAATATCCGCGTCCACGTGGCCGTCGTACCAGTGCCCGTTGGGATCCGGCTGCGAATGGAACCAAGGAAGCGTCAGCTTCTTGAGCGCCGCCGCCCGAATCAGCGTACAGCCGAAATGGCCTGTGTCGACTGGCATCACGTCGACGTTGAGCTCTTCCAGCGTCATCGAGCGAACCAACTCGCCCTTCTCGTTCGTCGCCGAGAACATAAACGACCCGGCCGTCCCCCGCTTGATCTGCACCGGAATGAACGCATCGCCTTCTGGGTACATCGCGGCAAGAGTCATCAGATGCTTGATGTCCTTCGACGTGATGATCGAGTCATAGTCCAACGTCAAGATCCAATCGGCCCCGTGCTGCTCGGCGTGGTGCAGCGCCCGTTGTATGCACTGATCCCAGAATGCACCGGTGAAGCGAAAGACCGGGATTTGGAACTCGTCGTTGCGTGTGGCTTCCATAATCGAGCCCCAAGCATCGTTCCACCCGAGCCTGGGTACCGACATCACTGCCACGACGTGACCTAGGTTTATGCTGCGCGGCTCTTGCGCTTGCGCCACCGTGCGCGTACCTTCCAGATTGAGTGAGACAGGTAAATCAGCGCAATCTGTACCATCGCTCTTCCACCTCTCGATATCCGTGAGCCCCGCGTAGGCCATCACCTCGCGCAGCTTCTTCTCTGTCCAGATTGACTTGTGATAGTCGTCGTCATCCACCTGGCCGCCCATCAAATAGGCCTCGGCAAGCCGGTTGGTCTGGTTGTCAATGATCCAGTGGAAGTCAGGGACTGCGATCCGAATCTTCCCGCCGACCTTCAACTTAGAGACCCAATGCGCCAGCACGTGGGGCGCTTCCCGGTGTGAGAAGTGTTCCAGGACGTGGGAAGCGTAGATCTCGTCCACCGACCCGTCTTCGTATGCCAGCGGATACACTTCAGAGCCGAGCTTCCTGTCAATATTGACGTAGCCCGCCTTCTTCTGTAGTCCGCCACCAAGATTCAGCTTCACCATATAGCCTCACATCGAAGAAGCGGCGCAGGGCGGCGGATGGGTGCCGCCCGTTGCCGGTTGATTACAGCGCTTCCTTGACCACCGTCGCGCCCATCTCGCTGTTTGAGGACGGATCCTCGCCCTGCTCGTAGACGCGCCCGGTAGCCGCTACCAGGATGTTGCTGTTGGTGCCGCTGGTGGGCAGTGTGATGGCGATCTGAGCGTAGCGCTTACGGCTACCATTCGCCCGGTTGATAAAGAATCGCCCGTGCTGGTTGGTGCCAATCGCGCCCGCCGTGGATGTGAGATCAGTGATCTCGACGAAGTTTGACGCCACTGTGTCGTCGCTCTCCGAGATCTTGATCGAAGAATTGACGGTGCCCGCGCCCGCCATCGCGCCGAATGTGACCAGGATCTCGGCCTCGCCCTTGACGTCGAGCAGGTCGAAGTTCGCCGTCGTAGTCGATCCGTGCGTGATCGTCTGCGGGTTCAGTAGCACGGTCGTCTTGCTAGCTTTCAGCTGTTGCATACTGGATCACCTCCTTTAGCTGGACGCCGTGATGAGTCCGACGATCGGACCGGCGGCAGTGGTGTTGCCCACGTCGTGGACGTTGATGTCGAAGCGATCGGTGCCACGGATGGCAAGCTGATCCTCGGCGAACTTGTACTCGGTCGAGAGAGCGAGCGTGAGCGCCCGGCGATCGCCCATCGCGGTGCCGAGCCGGAAGTTGCCCAACAGCGCAGCGATCTGGTTGACAGCCGATGTGACTGGCATCACCTGCGAATAGATGACAGGGTAGCCCAGGAAGCGCGGAACGCCACCGTTGGCGATATCAAGCATCGTATTGCCACCCGCAGCCGTCTGCAGACGATGCGCGACCGAGTCGAAGAAGGTCGTGGACATCACCCACGCAGCACCGGCGCGAGCGTAGAGCGGCAGCCGGCCCAGGACGTCGTGGAAGTCGGCAAGCGTGACGCTGTTGTAGTTCGTCGCGTAGCCGGTGCCACTAGCCACCTCAAGGCCCTTGATGTTGCCGATCGTCGCGTCGACGTTGCGCAGCTTCGTGCGGATCCCCACGATGCCGCCGAAGGTCGACGTACCATCGCCGTTGAAGTAGCACTCGTCCTCTTTGAGCGAAAACGCGTAGGCAATCTCACCCGCGAGATCGTCGCCGATCGAGATGATGGCGTCCTCAGCCAATTCGCTTGACCAGTACGACAGGCAGGCCAGCTTCTTGGCGACCAAGTTGACATTGTCCCACGTCTTGTCGCTTGGCGTGATGGCCTGTCCCTCGCCGACGAAGTAAGCCGTGAGCCCACCAGTGCGGCGCGGGATCGTGAGCGTGTCACTGGACATCGGGACGATGCGCGCGAGCCGACGGGCAACGCCATACTCCTCGCGAAGGTCGATGATGTCGTTGCTGAACTGCGGCGGGACCAAGTAGCCGCCCAGGTAGTTGTTGCCCTCGGACAGCGCCTTGGACTCGATGCCGTTCTCTTGGCACCACCGCTTGGAAGCGGCATCGCCAACGATCGCGCCCTTGAACCACTTGCCGAACGCATAGGCGCGCCAATCGGC